CGGCGGTATGATAACCGCCGTTATTTTTATACCCAACATATGAATACATGAACAATCATTTATATAAATATATGTCTACGACATACGGATAATGCAGCAATTCTCAATTACAAAATCTAAATGATAACGCCAGCGTAAACCATAGATAAACGATAAACATTCTCAATAAAAAACTGCGTTATTTGCGTTGTATGGTGCGTGTGGCGGTTTTTACGTGTGTTTATACGTTGGCGGTCTATCGTTGCATACAAGCGACATAAAGCCGTTAGAATAACAATCGTTTTATACAATCAATATATACAATCGTTATATATCCATTGTTTGAAAACATATAAACCCTATATGTACATATCAGAAATACACAAGATTTTTACACGTGTATTTGATAATTGTTATCAACAATAGTATGTATCTTGTGTATGTTATTGATGTATATTATCTTATGTATGGTCTTAGGGTTGTAGCGTGGGTATGGTATGTACTACAGAATTTATGACCTCATATTATGACCTAGTCATAAAACTTTAGTCTACTAAAATACGAACATAAGACCGACCAACGCAAGACCAAGCCAATTACAAAAACTCATAACAAACATGATTTAAACGCATAACAGCCTGTATTAAAAACTTTCGATATACATAACCATAGCCAATATATCGACAAACATAAATATAAACATATGAACATACATTCATATAACCAGCCACGATACAAACAATTGTAAATGATAATAGTTGAGAATGAATGTTATACTATAGATATTCTATTACATTGTGCAAGCGTTCACCGTTGGTTGTACCTAGTGTTATGTACTAATGTTATAGGCTTATGCAGTCCAATCATAGGGTACATACTACATCGAAAAATTTAGAAATTCCAAAAGGGATAACCATTATCAACTGGGGGCGGTGATATAACGTTAAACCCAAGACCACCATATGTGCATACCACATACATACCCATGCTGCATACCCCAATATAAACAATGGTCTATACTGATGGTATACACTTTTGTTCCATACATAACACCCATAAACCTATGTGTTATCTATATGTTTTCAAACTATACATATCAATACATATGTATCATGCAATTGGATATACAATCGTTATCTACAATCGGTTATTGCAATTGAGATACATATGCCACATACATAACCAGTTATATGTTTGAAAACAATTGAGTATCCAATCGACTATACAATCGTTTAAAACGATTGGTTAAAATTTATGTATAAAATTTTTCTGATAGACATATGTATTAGACATATAAGATAAAACGTATATTACATACACTAGAGTATTGCATTTGAAATTACAAATGTTTTATGCTATATGGACATACATATATTGTTCTGTTTTAACAATCGTTAGTTTCAATCAGTTTAATAGAAGTATGCGATAATATGTTTGTGTCATACATATTTAACCATTTTACAAAATGGTAATCATCTCTCTATGGAGATGATTGACTATGTTCTTGATAGTCGGTTACATAAGATGGAAAAATACCAAACACAAACCGTTTACCGCCTTATGCGTTACACTATAGGGGCGTACTTATGGCTGGCTTGGCGGTGTATACAATCGTTGACCGACAATCGCTGCACAACGCCAGAAATCACATAAGACAAGCCAATTGGCATCCATGCGTATCGCAGCGTGGTAAACTTGTGTGAACATAAAAATAAGCCATAATTGACACCGCTGGTGGCATCAAAAATGACTCTGGGGCGACCCAATGTAATTTTCCATAGTTACACTAATGAGTAAAAACTTACGCATATATTCTAAAAAATTTTTTATGGCGTTCAACCTAGGTGGTTACTGGGTTTATGACGTAACGGATAATCATTATTACTTCCGATAATTGAAAAATATCGTAACTTACCATAACTTTTTGACACTATATATGAGGGGTTCCAAAATAGGTACTTAAGTTTGAAACCCAAAAACAACAACAAGAAAAACATAACAACCGTTTATAGTCCAAACTGTTTAACCGACTTTGAGAAAAACTTAAGCCGTAAGGCTTATGACGAAGTCATGAAAAACAAGTTTGAAACATACAGAATGGTAAACATAAGTTTTAAAACATATAAGATTTCTCTATCGAGAAATAATACTTCGTATTGATTATGTTTGTCGCTTATGCTTTAAGACTCAAACCGTATAACAAACCATATGCAACAAAGGGCATACATAAGTATTAAACATATATTACTCATATGTTGACACTTATGTATGCCCTTTGTTTTTCGTTTGTATTCTATTTTAATAGTTCTTCTTCTGAACCACGTTTGGGATATGCATCTGTAATCTTACCACCGATGCACCAGAAGATGATTGCCAAGACAAAGAAACCAAAGAATACGGAATATTCGTCATGAATGGCACTGGCGATACCAAGACCAAAGGATGCACTACCAATCCATTTGAACAACATACCGACAAAATGTGCCGATGTAAAATATCCGATAATTAATGTCAAACCGACCATTGCAAAAATAAACATATGCTGCGTTCCTCCTGTTATAAAGCCATGATGGCGTAAACTTTATTATTAAGTTCCTCGGTTGTAATCCCAAGATAACGCATGGTGATTGCTTCCGATGAATGATTGAATACTTGCATAAGGTATGCGATTGGCACACCTTTGCGATATGCGTGGTACCCAAATGTTTTACGCATGGAATGTGTACCAATGTTTTCAAGACCACACTTAATGGATGCTGCCTTGATTTTTCTCCATGCTTGGGTGGTTGTGATATGACCATCGCCAGAACGACTTGGGAATAACCAATGTTTGCAACGAGATGCATATTCGCATAACATCTCATAGATTTCTTTAGATAACGCAAATCGTTTGAACTTGCCTGTTTTTTGCTCTCGTAGTTCCATCATTGGTTTGACATCATCTACGGTTAACCCAACTAGGTCGCTAATGCGTAGACCAGAGTTGATACCCAATGTGAATAGCATTTTATCTCTGTCGTTTGTCAATGCTTCACGCATTTCGTTGACTTTATTAATATCTCTAATTGGTTCTGTTACTGTTGACATAATTTTTCCTCCTAATGGGTTGCCCTAATGTGACAACCACTATTGTTTCTACCTATAGAATACACCATGTATGGAAATGTGTCAACACTTTATTTTGTAATTTTTAAAAATATTTTGGAGGTTCTTTATGGAAGAACTACAATTGAAACGAAAGAAGTCGTTCGAGAATCGGATTGATTTCTTTGGATTGCAAGACTCTGTGACCGAACAGAGAAACGCTGGCAAGTCTTATGTTGCCATCGCACGAGCGTTAAACAAAGACAACCAGCAACATCTACAGGGCATTGTCATTACGCCTAAGATGGTCGGTGATTGGTGTCGGTCAAACCTTGTGGAAGAAAAAGTATCTAACAAGGAATATGAGGTTGTCAACACATATAACGAACAAAAGAATTTGTTGGAAATGGTTGAAACACAAATCGAAATGATTCAAGTATTCATTGATGATTTACAATGTCAACAAGCCGAGGGAACAATGTCGCCAGACATTCTGTATAAACGCATGAAAGATTTAATGAGTGACCAAGAGAAATACTTTGGTCGTAAACAAGCGATTTTAAAAGATATGCAAGCAACAATGGAAAAAATCTTTACGTTCCAAGCAATGAACTCCATTATTGTTGAAATCATGCGTATTATCACGGAAAAAGACCCTAAGTTGGCAGAACAAATCACAAAAGAAATGAAAACAAACCAAATATTATTGTCGAATTATGCAAAAATCCAACAAAATTAAGAATATTTATCTGAATATTATAGAAAAACCTTAACTTTTTACTGGATTTTTTCACTATAAGTGAGAACAATTACCACTTAGGAGGTGTGTCCGTGGCTGAAAACATTTTGGACTCGCTATTGGGTGTGTCCGTGGCGAACACAGAGCCGTCAAGTGACACTCCATCTGATAAAGATATTGGTGCAACAGACTTGGAATATTTTGCCAAGACATATTTTCCGCATATCTTCTCAACGCCATTCTGTGAATTTCATCACTCAATGTTCCGTGATGCGGAGAACATGATATTGCACTTTGACAATCTACACAATAAATTCGTTCGTGCAGCACCACGAGGTCACGGCAAAAGCCGTATTATATCCGTTGTGTTTCCGATATGGCTAATTGTGTATGGTTATCGCAAGAACATACTGATTATTTCAGATACCTTTGAGCAAGCCAAAGAGTTCATTCAAACAATAAAAGACGAACTAGAAGATAATGAACGCTTAAAAGCAGACTTTGGTCTGTTAAAGGGTGATAAAACATGGGCGAGCGATAAGATTGTCACCAAGAATAAAATACAAGTGTTTGCAAAATCAAGTGGTCAATCCTTGCGTGGTTCTTCATATAACAACATTCGTCCAGAAGTTGTAATCTTGGATGATTTGGAAAATGACGAAGCGGTGGAAACTGAAAATCAACGCAAGAAATTATATGATTGGTTTATGAAAGTATTAATGCCAATCGGCAACCCAAGAACCGTATTTTTGTATGTCGGTTCGGTTTTGCATTATGAGGCTTTGTTATACAAAGTATTGACCGACTCCAAGTTTAACAACTGGAATCGTGCCATATATAAAGCCGTGTATTCTTTTTCTGAAAGTCCACGATGGACTGTATGGGAAGAATTATTTAACGACTTGACAGACCCTAATGCAGCACAACACGCAGCAGATTACTTCAATGAACACAAAGAAGAAATGATGGATGGCGTGGAAGTCATGTGGGAGGGTCGAAACTTTGGTCTGTTTGAACATTTGGATTGCTCGTTTGACGAGAAGATGAAAATGTCAAGAGATAACTGGTATCAAGAACTCATGATTCTCAAAATGCAAGATGATGAAGCATTTAACTCGGAGTATCAGAATAATCCAATGACCGAAGCTAGTCGAATATTTAAAGAATCGTGGATTAAATCCAATTACTATGACGAAACAAATCTACCGCACATGAAACAAATTTATGCGGCGGTCGATGTATCAATGGGTAAATCACGAACATCTGACTATTCGGCAATCCTTATTGTTGGTCGTGGCGTTGATAACTATTTCTATGTACTAGAAGCAGATGTCGAACGTAGACCACCAGATGCAATCATTAATGATATTCTCTTGTATCTTGACAAATACAACGGAAGATTGGACGGTTTCATTGTCGAAGAAAACGTATTCCAAGAGTTCTTTTCTAAGACATTGCAACAAACCGCACTTGACATGGGTTTATATGTCAACTGGGTGTCCGTTCGGTCTACTGCAAGTGACAACAAAGGTACACGCATCCGTTCTCTTGCTCCGAAGATTAAACAAGGGTATATCAAGTTTAATAAAAACCATCGTATCTTGGAAAGTCAACTAAAGAACTTTCCTAAAGACCACGATGATGCACCAGATTGCTTAGAACGATGTATTGCGAAGTTCTTAGAAAACTCTGCAACTATTGCAGTCGGTTCTATTGGCAGTCAGAATAAACGTAAAAACATTTTATCATTCATGAAAGGTTGGAAACGATGAATCTTAAACAGAGAATCTTATCATGGATGAGTAAAACTATATTAAGAGATACGGTTGCCAATCTAAAGAATACTTGGTTGTCTTCTTTTAGATTTAACAATCGAGCAACCGAAACAAAACTTAGTGTAGAAGAACTACGGAATCTATCAAGAACACCGATTGTACGTTCTGCAATCAATCAAATCCGAGAGGGTATTCTTGCGTTGCCTTGGGAAGTTGTTTCCATTGATGGTAACGCAAACAAGAAACAAATCAAACAGGTCACACAGATTATTCAAAATCCGAACCCTGTTGATGATTACAACGACTTCATTGGCAAGTTATTTGAAGACTTGATTGTCTTAGACCTTGCGTTCTTTGAACAAAAGGTGGTCAAGGGATATAGACCTTTGTATTTATTCCCAATTGACACGGAAACAATCGAGGTAGCAACCAATTGGAGCGGTGACTTGAATCAACCACGCTTTTTACAATCCGTAAATGGACATCAAGAGTGGTACAAGGTTGATAAAATCGCCATGTTGCAACGCACGAAGTTGACATATGATGAGTTTGGTTTGTCACCATTAGAGCAAGCATATCGGCATATCAAGTACTTAGCAGAAGTACAAGAGTATGCAAACGATATTTCTTCTAATGCGATGCCAAAGTATTTAGTCAATATGGGTGCATCCGCAAGTGAAGAAGAAATCGAAAAAATTCGGTTATACATTGCGAATGAAATCCAAGGACAATCTGCGGTTGCCATCGTTGGGTCTGCACAATTGGATGCCAAACAGATTTCACCGATTGGTGATGAAGCTGCATCCTTGAATTGGCAGAAAATGTTGTTACAGATTATTGCAACTTGTTTCAATATCCCTCCAGAACGCCTAGGTGTAGCGATTTCAAATGACCGTTCTACCTCATCTGAAAAAGATAATGAAATGTTGGAATACACAATTAAACCTTGGGCGAAGATTTTTGAACGAGCGTTTAATAAATACGTGATTGCACGTTTAGGTTATTCCGACAGTATTAAATTCCAATTCGTATTTACTCCAACCAAGGCACAACAGGCAGATGCCGTTGAACGTGTTCGTAAACTCGTTGATGGTAATATTATCACATTAAACGAAGCACGTCAAGAGTTAAATGGTGTCCTTGGTATCGAACTGAAAGATATTCCGTCTGGCGATTCGTTGCTGGAAGAATATAAATCATCTTTGATTCAAAAGCGTGTACAAGACGATGAATCTATAACTGACACGACCGATGAACCGAAGAAATCTACAGAGAAAGGAGAAGCCGATGGAAAAACAAAAAGTACAACTTAGTGCGAGTGCAATTAAGGTTATACTAGATAACCAACATACGAACTCCATGCGTTTTACTGGTACGTGTATGTTCTTGAATGAACCATCTGATTATATTCCCGGTGGTGTTGATAAGCCTGTATTGCTATCATCCGAAGTTGCCGAAGTGTGTGCATCTACGATGAACCTTATGGGTATCAATTGTGATTATGACCCTTGGTTATTTCCAGATGAAGTCATGATGGCACATGACCGTAGAAATAAAATTGGTGTAGTTGAAAAATGTTGGGTTGACGGTAATGAACTTAAGTTCACTGGTATTATCTACAAGAATGACTTTCCAGACGTTGCGGAGTTTATCAAAAAGACTGTAGACTCTCTAGGATTCTCTGTGGAAGCCATTTTCAATATCCACGAGTTTGAAGACCATATTGAAATGGCGGATGTTGAATTTACTGGTGTTGCTATGTTGTTTAAAAACGCAGCCGCATACCAAAATACGTATATTGCAGAAATTGCCGCAAAGGCGAAAGGAAAACAACTAATGAACGAACAAGAAATTAAAGCCTTGGTTGATGAAGCCGTTAAGGCATCTATTGAAGCACAAGCACAAGCTAAAGCACAAGCGGAAGAAGCTAAGGAGCTTGCGGATGCAAAAGCCGAAGTTGAACGCTTGACTGCTGAATGTTCCGCTAAAGATGCATTGATTGTTGAAAAAGATGAAAAAATCGCAGAACTTGAAAAATCTGTTGAAACAAAAGATGCAGAAATCGAAGCTGGTAAAGCCGAAGCAGAAAAACAAACTGTAATTTCCGATGTTAAAAACTTGGAAACTAAGGCAAAACTAGAAGCTGGTAAATCTGACAAAGAATTTGATAACTTTGCAGATGGCATCGAAGCTATGTGTAAATAATTACGCATAATATATTTTGTTGATTTGATTTTATATCATAGGAGAAATAACTGTGGCAGTAACAAAATCCAAATTTATTACAGCAGCTGCCGTTGCTGATTATAACCAATCTCACTACATCGAGTTGCCTAAATTCCAAAACTTAATGGTTGACTTGTTAAACCGTAATGTAACAATTCGCAACCGTATCACACCTGTGATGGCGACTGGGTATCCTTCTCGTTATTGGGAACAAACTAAAATTGCACACAATGCGAAATTCGTAAATCCACGCACAGGCGACAACGGTAAATACGGTGTTGATACTTACGATGAAGATTACGGTCGTGTTGAAAAGGCAGTATACCTAAAAGCGATTACATCTGGTATTAAATACTCTTTGTTTGATACTGAAGTTGTAGCACAACAAGGTGATGCCTTGGCAAAATCTTTGTTAAACAAAGACATGGAAGACATGATTGTTGATTTACTTCAAACATCCAACAAAGGTATCTGGACAGGTGCAGCATCCGCAGCCGATGATTCTACATCCGTTGAATACTGTGGTTTGGCTACACAAATTACAGATGCAGTAACTGTGGCTAACCCTTATAGCTTTGCTACAGGCACAGGCGATTTTGTAACAGATACAATCCGTACAAAAATGGCACAAAACTTGGCATCCACAAAATACATCGGTATGCCTACTGCAATCTACGCTAATCCATTGACAATCGACTACTTAAGCCGTGCAGAATTAAAACGCCCGGGTTTTGCAGTCAACCAATCTGCGGATAAAATGGACTTGGGTAATGGTTTCGTTGTAAATACCATCCGTACACAAGCTGGTTATTTACCATTGATTCCAGATAACTACATTCCATTTGACCCAACAAACAAAAAACATACATTGTATGTAGTCAATGAAAAATTGATTGAACGCCATTACTTAACTAATGCAGAACCACGCATCTTCAAAATGGGTCTTACTAAAGGTCTATTGGACGAATACGTTGCAGTAATGTTCGATGCAATTGTTGCCAAAGGTGCAAGTGCTGGTGCTCACTTCAAGGTTGAATTTACTGAAGCGTAATTAACATTACGGAAGCGTAATCTAACGCTTAATTCAAACGATTAATCACAGGGGTGTCTTTTGACACCCCAATGTTTTAACCGAATGGAGATACTCATGCTAGTAACATTAAAAGACAGTAATGCAACACGCATTTATCTGTGTGGTCGCATTATTGAAGCTGATAACGGTCGCTTTGAGGTATCCGAGGAAGAATACGCTTTAAATGAAGCCGTATTAGAACCTGTGGATAAAAAAGCTGGCAAGGTTATCAAACCAAAAACACAATCCGTTGTAGACGACACAGAAGATTCCGCTAAGGAATCCTAGGAGAATCATGGTATACTTAGATGCAACAGAAATTGACGAATATTGTCAAATGATTCCAGTTGATGAAAGTCATGTTCAGTTTGCATCGACTATGATTGATGCCTACGTTGGAACAAACAATGGACAATCGAAATTTACATCCAACGAAATCACCGAGATTGTCAAGCCGAATCGCAAAGGCGTGTTGATTTTAAAGAATGACCCTGTGATTAATATTCTGTCAATCCAAGCAATTCACACACGAGATATAAACGAAGACGGAGTTGAGATTGAACCGTACTTGTATGACTTTGATGGTAGCAAGTATGTATATCTATTGAGTAATACATCCGCCATGACATATTCTCAAATATTCTCGCATAACGCAAGATTTTATAAAGTCCGTTATAACTATGGATTCGCTGAAATTCCACGAGAGGTAAAAACGGCTTGTGCGATGCTTGCGATGAATATATCACAGGTTTCTACATTCACCGCCTTAAATTCCATGACAACTTTGGATGCACGATTTTCATTAACTGACCCAAACTTATTTACAAACGAAATCAAATCATTGTTATCACGATACAGATTTTAAACGGAGGTATATATGCGAGAAAAATATACACCAAAGTTTGACTGTACACGAATGTTCGCATCATGGCGTGAAACCGTTAAATGCGATGGTAAAAAACCAGAGTTTGTGTTATTTACACGAATTGGTCGTGGTACAAAACGATTCCTTGTAAATAATGTTCGTTGGGGAAACCTTATGTCAGATTCCTCGTTGGAAGCTGGCGATATATGCGAACGTAGAAACGGTGATACGTTATTCTTGGTCGCAAAAACAAACTCATTCAATGGTGATAAGGGTGAGTTTTACACAACAAATACAATCGTAAATATCTATGGTATCGAAACCACAACAGACGAGTATGGTAATACCAGTGGTACATCTGAAACGCTAAAAGTGAAAGACCTAAAGTGTGTATACGAAGATGTGTCCGCCAAGATGCACTTGTTCGATTATGGTTTGCTACCGACTACTACAAAGCGATTTATTCTACCAAGGGATACGGATGTTGCACTATTGGATAGAATCGAAATCAATGGACAGTTTTTACAAATTGATGTAATTAACAAGTTCGATTTTGCACCGTTCTTATATGTGCAATGTTCACCAGACGAGCGTGGCTAACATGAAGACAATGCAAGATGTAATCGCTAAGGTATTAGAAGACCATTTAGATGTACTGACTGACCGTATCAAACAAATATGGGCGGTTGCAGACGAGGACATCTATACTGACCACCATATAATCCTTAGAAGATTCACACCAAGCGTCAACATGGTTAGACTTGGCTTAGACATCACAGGTCTTGGGGCGTTCATCCTAGAGTATGGCTCTGGTTCGTTCATGGTAACGAATACAAGTGCGGAACTTGGGGATTTTGGCAACCCAGACTTACCAGAATACATGGCATCATCTTGGTATAACGATAATCGTTCATCGCACGGCAATGCAATCATGGGTCGTGACAAAGGAGAAACTGTACATTCACCAACAATGGGTGTACCAGATTACAAATCCAAAGGTCACTTTAAGGGTATCAACTTAGAAGAACCCATGAAGAAATCCAAGTTAAAACCTTTAGAACCAAAAGAACCGATGTTTGTTGTTGAAACAGAAATCGTTCATTGGTTGAAAGAATTGGATGAAACTATTGACGATGCAGTATCTGATTATATCGAAACCCAACTAGATAATGCTTTTAAAGGAGTAATCGCATGAAGTATACGGTACAACTATTGGACGAACTGTGGAATATCTTGCGACAAGATGAAGAAATGGCTTCGTTATTACGCATAAAAGATACACAATCAATCCAAGAGTGGAACTCTAAGATTAGGCGTGGTCTTGCTGGTGCGGAACTCGTTGACGAAAAACAAGATATTTACATAATTATGTCATTCATTCCATCCGTTGGCAATACCAAGAATTGGATGGTCAACAAGAACTTACTAGAGTTTAGAATCATCGGTCGTTCTAACAACAGAAAACTTGTGAATGACTTATACATACATTTGAATAAACTTTTAAAGGAACATTATCAAGAAATGTCCATCTATACCGAGGGTTCATTCTCTACTGGTACGGCTGGCTTAATCGGTTATATGTTTCGTGTTAGACCTTTTACATGGTCGTAATCATAGGAGATAATTAATGGCACAACAAACAGGCAAAAACTTTGTATTGAATGGTGTTGGCGAAGCATGGGCGAAACGTGTCGTAAATGGCAAAGTTGAAGCCTATAAACTAGGAACGCTTCAAACAATGAAACTATCTTTCAGTTCCTCTGATGAAAAAGTCTATGGTTCTGATGCTTTACCACCAATCTATATCTTGAATAAAGAATCTAATGTTCAAGCATCTTTCACAGAAGCACGTTTCAACCTTGATTACTTGGGTGTAACTGCTGGTGCAGATGTTGACAACAACGGTACTTTAATCTTTAGTGTAAAACCTACATTGATTGCAAGCGGTACTGCATTTACCGTTCCAAGTGTAACAAATGTTATCCCAGAAGATACAATCGTTGTACTTGCGAACGATAATCAAATGGAAGACGAACGTGAAACCTTAAAGTATACAAAAGGTTCTCCATCTGCTGGTGAATTTACAATTGATGCATCTGGTGTTATCACTTTGGGTACATCTGTGACAAATAAATTCATCGAAGTATCTGGTCTTCGTACTGATACTATGAGCCGTAAAGCTACAATGAAAGCAACTAGCGTACCACAATTCGTTGAAATCCGTCACGTTTCCAATCCTGTTGATATGGGCGATGGCAAGAAAGTTATCTTGCATACTCATATCTTCCGTGCTAGAGCGACTGGCAAAATGGACATTGACCATGAACGTCAAAAAGCATCTGCACCACAACTTGAATTTGAAGTTATGTATGATACTACTCGTACAGACGGAAAAATCTTGGAAATCACACAAGAAATCCAAGGCTAATCTCATGGGGGCATCTTCGGATGCCCCTATTTTTTATTATATGGAGAACTTTAGATGTCAAATACTTTAATTCCACAAGAAAAATACATTATGCTTAATGGCAAAGAATACAAGATTTATCCGATGCTATTAAAAGATTACAATAAAGTTGAACGTCTATTGTCTAAAATAAATGACCAGTACTTATATTTGAACTTACCATCACCAATTTTAGACGAAGATGGCAAAGAAGTGTTAGATGCCAATGGCAAGGTGAAATATGACTATGTGGCATTTAACTCCATGTGTGAACTGTTTGAGATGGCGTTGCGTATTCCACGAAAAGAATTAATCAATGCAATCGACTTAGACAATGGTGTACAACTGTTGGACGAATATCTATCTATTAGTGGTCTAAAAAAAAAGATGATGGGTCTAATGGCACAGGAACTACCGAGGGTGAATCTACAGGACTTGACCTAGTAATTGCATCTTTGGTACAACACACAAGTGAAACCAGAGAATCACTAATGAGATATACTTTACCAGAACTAGAGGGGTTATCTGTTGCGTTAAACGAAAATAATAAAACAGATACAGACGATAATAATAATACTTTTGTTGACTCTGATTCCGTCACAGGGGCAGATGCGGTACGTGGTCTTTTGAGTTCTGGGTACGCATCATAGGAGAATAATTAATGGGAAACAAAAAATTCGGATATGACATAAAAATAGACTACAGTCAAGCAACCGAGAATACCAATCGAGTAACCTCTAGTATTCTACAGTTGCAACAAGCCGTAGAACGACTAAAAAGAAACTCTGATATTCAGATTAAATTCACTGGTCTACCACGACAACTTGATAGCATTACAACAAAAACTGCTACCTTGGCTAATGCGTTGGAAAGAACGGCAAAAAGTGGTAACCTAGTATCTAATTCTTTTGATGGTATGTCTGCTAAGATGCAGTCACTTAAAAAAGATGGTGAAGCACTTGCCAAAGGTCTACAAGATTCTGCCAATGCCATTAAAAAGTTGGAGTCGTCAAATCATAACACCTTAAGAGATGGCAATAAGGCTATGACGGTTGGCACTCAAATCAACCAACTTAAGAACCAAGCAGATGTACTCTATCAAGCATGGAAAGCGAACAACGTAGGTAAAGAACAATATCTTCAACAAATGACTGCAATCCAAGGCAAGTTAAACACCTTGTATGGTCAACAACGGAGAATTAACGAAATTACCCAAGAACATATCCCAACGCTAACTAGATGGGGTTTCGAGTTAGACAAAGTTGGTTCACGACTTGGGTATTTTGCAACACGTTGGGCGGCATTATGGGTCGGTGATAAAATCATGGATTCTTTATCTGCTTTCCCAAAAGTTGAACAAGATATGGCTGGGTTCGCCCAAGTAATGAAACATGGTACAGGTGCGACTAATGCGTTTGCTAAGTCTTTATTAGAAGTTGACCCATCAAATCTTAAAAACAGTCTTCATCTTGGTGGTGCGGAAGCAGAAATCTTTAAGTCTGAACTAGAGAGTATGCAAGGCAAACTACAAGGACTTGCGGTTCAATACGGTACAACAAGCCATGAGATGATTGAGTCTGCCAAACTTTGGGGTCGTGCGTACAAAGATAACAACACGGTTCTTGCATTGACAGATGCAGCCACAAAACTTGCGGTTGCCGATGCGTTCGATATTGTGTCTGCAAACAAAGCGTTGGAATCCTCAATCATGCAATGGGGTTTCCAAATCAACAATACCAATGATGCCATGAGTGTATCAAATCGAATTATCGACTCTTGGACATCTCTTGCACATAACTATACGGTTTCTGCACAAACATTATCCGAAGCCAACAAACGTATGGCACAGTCAGCAGCCGAAGTTGGTGTATCATTCCACTCCGCACAAGCACTTGTTGCCGTTATGGCTCGTAAAACACAGGCAGACGGTGGTGAAATCGGTAACGCCTTAAAATCTATCTTCGGTTCTATTCACTCTAAGAAAGCCGTTAAAGCATTACAAGAGTTTGGTATCGAAGTTTATAAAGTCGGTGAAAACGGAGAACGGTCATTCCGTAAAGTAGACGATGTGTTACTTGATTTGATGATTAAGGCACAGGGTTCTAAAGAGTCTATGGAAGACTTGCTAAAAGCAATCTCTGGTGGTAAATGGCAATGGAATAAAGCCGATGCCATGTTGGACTTAAAAGAATACTTAGAAGCCTTACGATTGTCTTCTACATCTATGGGGTTCACTAATGCACAAGTTGGTATGCAACTTGATACAATCCAAAAGAAAATACAACAGATTGCCGCACAATGGGAAAAGATGATGACTACTGCTGGTAACGGCACAATGTCAACCGTTATTAAGGGTATGTTAGATGGTGTCCTTGCATTGTTTAAATGGATAGAACGTTTACCATCGTCTATTGCTATGGTTTCATTCGCTATGCTTGGGTTATTGGTTATCCACCGCAAATGGGGTTCTGTTTTCAAAATCATGAAAACGAGCGTTGTTTCTGGTTGGAACAAAATGACTCATGCAGCTGAAAAATACGCAAGAGCATCAAGAATCGCAAGTGGTAACACAACAGGCTTTAAAGGTAAACTTCAAGGACTTAAGGGTGCAGCTGGCGGACTTGCTAGTGAAATCGGAACACTCACAGGATTCATGGGTGGCTGGGTTGGTATCGCCGTATCTGCCATTGCTATTGCTGGACAACTTGCCTTGTCTTGGCGTTTCAATCGTGAAGAAGTACAACAACAGATTGATACACATTCTCAACTGTTGCAATCTTACGAAGAAACATATGGGCGTTTACAAGAATCAACTGGTGTTTTAGAGCAATTTATTAATGCCTACTATAGCTTGAACCAAAAACAAAAAGAGTACGCCGAGGGTTCGGAAGAAGCGAAACAAGCTGCGGAAGAAATCCAAATTGCACACGATGGTATTATTCAAATTCTTGGCGAAGAACAAACTAATTTTGTGTTGACCGCAGATAATTCAGACGAAGCAAACCAACGTATGACCCAAGCGGTACAAAAGCGACAAGACGAATTAGCACAACAAATCAAACATGAAAAAGCACAATTGTTCCAAGCTGCACAAGCCGTTCGACAACAAACGCAAGACAATCTTGATTCGTTGCAACACGAGAAAAAAGGTTGGTTAGACCGTATTGCCGTAATTGTACAATTTACTAAAGCGATTGATTTGTGTCGTCTAGCCTACTATTCGTTGATGCACGCTTTCCAACAATGGAGAGCCGATAGAGCGGCCGCACGATTACAACAAGCGGATGGAGCAGTCGGTCAAGCCGAAAGTGAATTAAATGCTTTGAAAGCAGCTGGTGCAAACAGTCGTCAAATTGAAGAAGCCGAACGTAATTTACAAATGGCTAAGTATACTGCATCGCAAGTTAAGGATGAACACACACACTTACAAGAGGATGCAAACAATTATGGTCAACAAGCAGACCAAATTTTGGCAAATACCGCAGCTAAAGTGCAAGCAGATGGTGCAGAACAGCTACAGAGCATCAATAATGCTTTATATGGCAACTCTGGTGGCGGTGGTACTACTGGTGGCTACCCAAGAAGCGAACTGCCAGATGGCGGTGCTGGCGATGGCAAAAAGGGCAAAACTGGTAAAACATCTAAAGCTAAAAATCCATATAGTGGAACACCAGAGGGTGAAGCTATTGACTTCTTGATTAAACAAGGGTTTACTGCAAACCAAGCGTATGGTATTGTCGGTAATCTAATGCAAGAATCTAGCATGAAACCGTGGGCTGACAACGGTTCTCATCATGGACTCGCACAATGGGATAAAGACCCCGGCGGTCGATGGGAACAACTTGTGGCTTTTGCTAATGCTAATGGCTCTGACCCAGAGAATAGAGCGACACAAATGGCGTTCTTAGTACATGAGTTACAAACAACAGAACATGATAATTGGCTAAAGGTGTTACAACACGCAACCAACGGAACACCAGAAGAATACGCCCATTACTTCGATATGTTCGTTGAACGCTCTGGTGGTGCGGAAACGGCAAACAGACAAGCGTATGCACGTCAATTGGCTAATTCACAATATGGCGATGAAACTAAAACAGATGCTGAACGAGCATCCAAGCTAGTCGAAAAACAAAATAAACTTGACGAACTTGCAAGAAAACTTACTAAAGCGGAAGCCGAAATGGAAAACGCTATGAAACCGAAAGAGCAAGCTGACTTGGCAAAAGAGTCGCAAGCCTTAAAAGAAAAACTGCAAGGGATTCAAAAAGAGATTGACGATTTAATCAAACTCAATCCAAAAGCAGATGTTAAAAAACTGCAAGAAACCATGAAGAAATACGATGAAGTTATGACACATCGTATGCAAGATAAGTACCGTGATAAAGATTATGATGAAGCCGCACAAATGGCAAAAGACCGTCATGAGAACGAAGACTTAGACATGGAAATCGCTGGTACATCTGAAAACTTCTGGACAAGGGATATTCGTAACGCACAACGCTTGGTTGAATTGTATATCATCAAGGTAAAACAATACAACGACATGGTTGCAGCCTTTAAGCGTGGTGATTCAGAATATACCGAAGCAGACATCCGTAAAGCTGGGATTGAACTTAAGAAGCTACAAGTCCAAATCAACAAGACTGGTAATGACTTAAACAAAAACATCAAGCAACAAACTCATGATGTATTCCATTCGATGATATTCGAGGGCAAGAAGTTTAAAGACGTTTGGAAAGACCTATGGAAGCAACTTGCGGAAGACACATTAAAAATGTTGTTTAAAATCCAAGATGGCAACGGTGGTCTTTTACAGAATCTATTAAAGCGTAAAGACAAGAAGTATCAAGATGGTATCAACCCATTAAAGAAACTAACTGGGAAAGACGGTAACATCGGTGGTGTTGATGAAACATTAAATCAACAAATGTTAGCAACACAAGCGACACAAAATCTTGATAAAAACTTTGAAACATTCTTGGCTAATCGCAAAACGGTACTGCATGGAGTCAAGCGACATTTACCGATGCCGTAATCTATGGTAATGTCAATGGTGACAAAAACAGTATTGATTTACCAGAGGGTAACAAGGATTCCAAAGACAATAAAACCGATGTATCTAAGTATATCAACGCTGGTATGAAACTTGGTGGCTTTGGTAACAACAAATGGTTGGGTGCTTTGGGTACTGTTGCTGGTTTTGCACGACAGTTCGGTTTATTGAAATTCGCTAGCGGTGGTGCAGTCAATAAAGACCAATTGGTTCGTGTCGGTGAGGGCGATAAGAAAGAATGGATTATTCCAACCAACGATAAAAAACGTGGTATTCAGTTGCTAAACCAAGCTGCACGTGACCTTGGGGTTGGTGAAACCAAAGGTATCGAACCTAATTGGAAAAATCCAAATACATCTACAGGGGCATTATCGGAACAAACCAAACGACAAGACCGAATGATGAATCAAATGGTCGCAAACACATCGGCTATGACTAAGGGGATGAACTATATGGCGAACAATGGTTCTACACATGAATCCATTGCACAACCTGTGTTTGTTAAACAAACGATTTCTGACCAAGACTTCTTGGCGAAATACAACAAGTTGGTGGCACTTGGCAAAATGAAATAACGCAACTTTTGTGTAATTTTTGACACTATATGTGAGGGGTGATAAACCCCTCACATTATTACTATTGGGGGTCATATGGAAGACATTACGAAATACTTGGGTCTGAAATACGGCTTTAATCATAAAAAGAATCAATATCATTGTGTTGACGTTTGTCGTATGTGGTATAAAGACCACGGATACAAACATTGCTTTGACGATGGAAAGAAAGACCCAACATCATGCGAAGATTTTCACAAAAATCATCAACTAAGGGTGTTACGGTATTTATTAAAACATTTTGATAAAGTCCGTGATATTGACAAATTGCAACATGGCGATGTGATTGTGTTTAATGTGGATGGTGACTTACATACTGGCGTATATCTACAGAATGGACAAATACTTGCGATGCAAGTTCCATGTATTGAAAACGTATCACTATCTGCCGTATTTAAACGTAGCTATTGGCAACCATTGTTTTATTGTGGCTTTCATCAAGAACGTCAATAGCATTACGAAAGGAATTAACAATGGCGACATATCCAAAGTTTCCATTGCCGTATATATTCGAGGTTGAAAAAGGTCTAAAGTTTGCCACACAAGAAGTCACATTTGAATCTGGCAAGAAACAGGTGCGACAACTTGCGGTAACACCAAAGAGAACTTGGTCAATTAGCTTGCGAGGAACAACAGACCAACAAAAGATATTTGAAGACTTTTGTGAATCCGTTGGTGGTAACACAAGACCATTCTTGTTTACCGATGAATATGGCAAGGAACAATTATGCAGATTCGCAACCAACGAGTTTAACATGAAAGTACTACGAGATTTTACAATTGAGAATGGTACTCATGGTAATGCCGTTGGGTTTACTGCGAATGTACAAATCGAAAAATTATTATAGGGAGTATACATGATTAATTTACCTGTGGCGTTTCGAGAAGCATTGGAAAGTGGCTCGGTGTTTGACATTGAGTTATACGAGGTACATATACCGAATTTAACACTTTATTTATGCTCTTGTGATGTCAACATTCAATTCAACGGTCATACATACTTGGCATTGCCAATCAGACGTGGCGAGATTGATAAAACGGTAGATAATTCGATTGACTCTTGTGAGTTGCAGATTTCTAATGCAACTGATAAATTTACTCAGTTATTATTCAAGGGTATTCCATTCACAGGCAGTCGAGTGTATATCTACCGAATTTTATACCCAGATTCATTAACGAACGCAAACATGATTAAACCTGTGTTTATGGGTCGTGTTGATGCACCAGAATTAACAACAGATGGCATCTTCAAAGTAACAGTAACAACAGATGTACCAAACGTGCGTGGCGGTCGTAGAACACAATATTCTTGTACATCTGTATTCGGTGACGAATCATGTCAAGCACAAATCGAAACATTGCAAACAACCGTTGATTCAATCACACAAGATGAACATGGTTTTCGTGTTGGTATCCGCAACCCAGCAGACCAAAAGACATTCACAAATGGTGTCTTAATTGTTAGCGGTGAAGCACGTAAGATTGTTGACTTTAAAGATGCTGGTGCTGGCATTTACTTAGAATATCCGTTGTTACAATCACCAGATGTTCTAATTGGTCAACAAGCGACAATCCAATCTGGATGCGATAAAACACCAACGGATTGTAAACGACATGGCAATCAAAAGCGATATGCTGGGTTCTTATCTGTACCGTTTGAATTTACGGTACGTACTTAAATTTTTTTACTTAGTAAAGCGAACGAGGTATTAATATATGGGTAAAGGCGGTGGCAAGGGCGGTAAAGGTCGTGTAGCAAAATTCATTGGTCTTGCTGCTGGTATTGCCTTTGGTTTTGGTGGTGGTGCTTGGGCGTTCTTAAAGGGCGTATCCGTATTTAGTCGTGTTATGTACGGCTTATCCCTTGGTATGTCCATTGGTGGTTTATTTGATAAATCACCAAAGCAATCAACACCAGAATCAACATTCGACTCAAAGAATAACCAAGTAACATCCGAGGGTACAATCCCAATTGTCTACGGTCAGACAAAGGTTGGTGGTTTACAAACATTCCACAAAATGGACGTTGGTGGTAAACGCTTGGACAAAGACGTGGTTCTTTGCGAGGGTAAAATCCACGACATCTTTGGTATTACTGCGAACGGTTATCTAACAAGCGTACAACGCTTAAACGAAACAAAACAAACGAGAATACCTGTGTTTGGTATTCGTAATAATAAATATCCAGATGCAAAAATCTCTATAGAGAATGGTGTTGCAGAAAAACGTGGTTTCATGGGTCATAAACCAAACGCATCGCAACAATCAATCTACCAAGACAACGTAGATTATGGGTCATTCAACAAGTTCAAAAAACTTAAGTTGACTGCCAATGGCAAAACCGTATATATCTTCTTAACAGATGATAATACAACGATTGACCTACAGTATTCATTGGCTTGTAATACGTTTGGCAAAATCTATCAAATCATCTTGGGTGACACATATTTGTCCGACTTACAAACCGATGGTTGGGAGTTGGTCAATCCTGTGATATGTCAAAACTCTCCATCCTGTTTAGATACCTTTGGTGAGTCACCATGTTACAAACGAGATGTATACTGTATGACAAACGGTGGTCAAGACGGTAGCAATTCTACAGTATATACACACCTTGGTGGTAAAGACCAAGATGCACCAGACCAATACTTAACAACAGGCGGTTATCCGAATATGGCATATATTCATGCCGATTTACGCTATTCGGAAAAGATGGGTGCTGGCAATCCAACCGTGACTGCTATTGTACAAGGCATGATTGTATACGATTGGCGTGACAAACAGTATAAGTACTCTAAGAACCCTGTTGTATGTTTATATGATTACTTGACAAATAAAACATACGGTGCTGGTCGGTATGTTACACCAGATATTCTTGACATGGAATCGTTTACCGATGTGGCAAACTATTGTGACGAAGAAATCACATATAATGACCCATACGGTGTTACAAAAACAGAGCCAAGGTATCAACTTGATATATGTTTAAACGAAACAAAAACACATCAAGAAAACATTCAATCTATCTTGAACTCGTTTCTGGGGTTTATTGTGTTTTCAAACAATTCAATCAAACTACGGTGTGAACGACTAGAACAACCTGTGTATGCGTTCAATGATGATAACATCGTGGAAGAAACTCTTAGTTATAAATCCGCATCTATCGACCAAAGTCCAAACAAGTTTAATTTAACGTATGTAGAACCAGCATTGGATTATACTGCGGTTAAATTAATCGTTGAAGATGCCACAAATCAATTACCTCCGCCAATTGGCATTGGTAGACCTGTGGAACAAGATATTGACTTTAAGGGTGTCCGCAGACAAACTCAATGTTTGCGACTTGGGAAGATTGCACGAGATATTATCCGCTTGTGTCCGATTACGGTAACATTCAAAACAGGTCTTATGGCTTCTCACTTGGAAGCTGGCGATATTGTAACAATCTCCAAAACATACATTGATGAAGACGGTGTCAAACAAGAGTTGTTTACCAACCAACAAGCACGTATCACCGAAATAAAAGAAGAAGATGGTACATTTGAAATTACCGCACGTCAATACAATCCATCAATCTATGATGATACATTCGGTGCATCTCTTAAAGTATTCGGTACAGTTGGTAACGATAAGCCAATCAGATTGACACCAGCAACGGTTAAACCTGTTGAGAACATTCAATTTAATCAAATCTACCGTGGTAAAGTCGATGGCTTACCAACATATGATATTGTATTATCATTTGATGAACCAGACGACATCGAGTTCCGTTCTGCATCGGTTTATATCCAAACCGTACACAATGGTGTGGCTGGCGAATGGAAAAACTATGGTGAATCCAAAGGTATCACTACCGTCATGGGTCTTAAGCGTGGCGACACAATCAACGCACGTATTATACCAAACGATTCTAAAGGCATTGAACACGAAGAATCCATGTCTGCTCCATCGTATACTGTTGTATCCAAGTTTGGCACACCAGAGATGCCGCAGAATTTACGCCTTAAGGTAACAGACGAAGCACGTATCACATGGGATATAATCAAGAATACCGATATAGACCATTATGAAATTTCAACCACAGGGTTCTTTAATAATGGAGCAGTTGTATCAGTTGACAATGAAGCACCAATTACGCTAACAATGCGTACTGGCAAAATTTATGTCCGTGGTGTAAACATTGACAACGTAGCTGGTCCAGCCAATTTTGTGGAATACGATTATCCAGAATTAAGTGTTCCACAATTAAATTACATCAAATCACAATCTGGTGCGTTCCAAGTTGTTCTAAGGGATACACCAAAGACAAATCCACCGATATTGAAAACCATCTTCAGAGTCAACGATAAAGACTTTAGAACCGATACCAATGTATTTACATATGTTGACGACCCAGCGGTATACAATGTGTCTTACGCATATGAAGATTACTTTGGTACTGGTGCGTTTTCCAACGGTCAGAGTGCGGTAATTAAACAAAATATCAATCAAGATTTAATCAACCGTGCAACCGCAGCAATCCAAAGTGTTGAACAAATGCAAGCAAACATTGATACAATCAACACACGAATACAAAATGCGGTCACAGAACAAATCCAAAATTCAATCGGTGGTGCAAAATTAGAAATCACCAAAGCAGCCGAAGCGATGAAACAACAAATCACGGATGCACAACACCATATGGAATCCACGATTACACAAACGGCAAACGCTTTGGATGCAAAAATCAGAGATATTGATTCACAGGTTCAATCACGAGTAACACAACTTGCAAGTACGATTGAGTCTTCAATTAAGTCTTTGTCTGGCGATGAAATTCTAAGTCGGATTAATCAATCAAGTGGTGGTACTCAAATTGATGGTAAATTGTTACACGTTACATCTGATTCCGTATTCGATAAAGGCGTTGTAGCGAAGAACATTGAAGCTGGTACAATCAGTACTGACAAACTCATGAGTTCTATTCTTGATTTACAAGAATCTGGTATGCAAATCAAGGGTGGTGGCGTTCGTATTGATGCCAGCGGTATTCGCATGAGTAATGAAAACGGTTCATTCACCGCATTAACAAAAGATGGCATCAAGTGGTATGACTCTAAAGGCGTTGCCTATAGTGCAATCCAACAAATGGTCTTTGGTATCGCAAACGATGGCGACCATATTGATTTGAATTGGGATTCAGAACCAATGGTGTTCGTTGTTCCCCAAAAGATGGAACTTGGTCAAAACATGAGTGCAGCCGATAATTATATCCAAGGAACAATGGAAACCAAGGCAGTCAATGTTTCCAAAAAAGGCTTTGACATTCACGCACGTATCACCCAATATTGCAACGGTAAGATGTATTATAATGGCAGACCTTGGGGAAGAACCAACCTTGACAACTTTGCACCGTCAAGATACTCTACAGGCACACTCACAAACAGAGTGTACATCTATAGTGAAGCCGATACATATGTTTCAATGGAGATACCAGAAGTTGGTGTTGACGTATGGACATCCCTAGGGAAACAATACGATAGCACTAATGTCGAGGGTGCTGGATGGGATAATCCACCAGAGAACTCTAAGAAGTGGTTATCACCGATGGCATCTGGCAAGGGTAAAACCGTTTTTACTGGTAGCGGTTCTGGGTCTACCTATAGTGGTCATTATGAGTTCCAACAAACAAAACAATGGATGATTGACTATGAGAAGATACCACGAAAAATAATCGCCGTAAGAGTACGCAAGGGTCAAAACGTAATCGCTTGTGCAATACCAGCGTTTGCCATCACACCAAGCAATCCTTGGTTTAAAATTGCGAATATACCATCGCTTCCAGAGGGAACATACTTTGGTATCCGTTCTCCAGAGCCTGTACAATGGTTTGCCGTGAATGTACCAAAAGAAAACTACTTTGTGGCATCACACGCAAACTATAAGACAACTAAGTTTACTGGTCGTGGAACATACACATTTACACCGACTGGCAAACGATTTAAGATTACCATGATTGGTGCATCGGTTGCATCTAGGGGAACACGACCACAGTCTTCTGAAACACGAATCGTTGGTAATGGCATTGATTATAAAACCTCTGGTTATGCAACCAATCTGTCACTCAATAATCAACAACCGTATAAACAATCGTTCCATTCTGTCCATGGAGATGCCAAGTATAACGAAAAAGGTTGTTTGTACTTTATGGCTAATGCCTTTAAAGTTGGTAATGACAATGTTTCTACTTGGGGTGGCGATGGATTGTCAATGCCTTGTTATGTCTTGGCTGGCAACAATGTATCATTCTTTAATGCAAACTTTACAAACAGACGTAATCTACAAAATAATCCAACAGAGTTCTTACGTTTCCCAGACGGCAACTACCAAGGACGTGGCGATGTAAATGACGACACAAAAAACCTTGGTGTGTTCGGTGAACTCGTTGGTTGTCCATCGTTTACATTCACTGGTGGCGGTGGTGGCAACCCATCTAATTACGGACGTGATATGTGGTGGAACATTGAATGGCAGATGGGTTTATCCAAGGCAGTCACATATAATGTCAACGTACCAACTGGGGTATCAAATTATACGATTACCATTGGTGAATGTCCAGACGTAACAGTCGGTAAAGAAATCCATTTCCCAGCTGGACCGTATAATGACGATGGAGGTTCTATCAGAATAACCAATACAAAACCATTTGACGGTGCAGTATTCATTACGGAGGAACTGTAAATGTATTATAATGTATCGTTCATGGGGCAAGACCCCATGAATTTTTATGTTTCTACCACAGAAACAGACGAAACAGTATCGTATGAAATATACCAATTGTATATGTCTGGTCAATACATCAAGGGTAATGACGGAGAACCAAAACCAAAGGAACAAACAAATGTTCAATCAACCTCTGGTGCATCCGATACGGTCATCTCACAGGATACAACGCCTATAGTGCCAGATTTACCAAACATTGACCCATACGTTGCGTTAAACAATAAAATCAAAAAACTTCGCAAACAAATGGAAGATATACCAACGTCTGCCGATAATATTTATCGTGTGGCACATGGGGAATTTGTTCCTGTGGAGAATGGCAAGAACCCAAACGACTTCATTTATGAAATCCTAAGTGTTCAAGTATCTGGTGATACGTTTAATTCTCCTAATGTTGGTATGATTTTGCAACCTCCGCAGTACCCATTCTATAAAGATGCCAATATCATAATCGGTATTGTAAACATAAATCAAGTGTATGTTTCAAACAACGAAACAGACCCAACCAAACATATCACAGGATGGTTGACCATTAAGGTCAACGAGAAAACAAATGTTCCACAAGACACGAACGGTCAACCTTTAGTGACAACATCTATAGAACAATAGAAAGGAGGTATGCCAGTGAAAGATTGGATTCGTGTTGAAGACGAAATTATGCACGTTGGAGCAGATTGGAATCGGTTGTATTCCGTTGATGAATCAATTGATTTAACCGATGCAACTGCCGTGTGTAAAATCCGTGATTTGAAAGACGATGTTTTACTACAGGCAACGTGTACTGTGTATCCACATAGCGTAGTCGTATGGTTTCCATATGAAGATACATTAACACTCAATCGTCAAATCAAGAGGGGCAAATATGATGTTTTCATTCAAAAAGATTCTAAATCGTGGAAACTTGTCATGGGTGAAATCGAAATTATCCACGACATTTCCATGCATTAATTTTAAAACAAAGGAGCATACAATCATGCCAAACGAAGAAACAATCCAAAAAATGTCTATTGTTGACCCAATTCAAGTCAACGTCAATATTCCAAACTTTGAGGGAAAACCCGGGAGAGATGGTACAGATGGTCGAGATGGTGACGATGCATACCGTATCGCCGTTCGCAATGGTTTTCTTGGTACAGAAAAAGAATGGTTGTTAACACTAAAGGGGCAAGATGGTAAATCCGCATCTGCACCTACGGCACGACAAGAATTACTAAAGAATAACATCTGGTGCGAAAATGAAACCGTTGATTCCGTGTTTACTGCCATTATTGGCAACTGGGGTAAACCAATGCCACGTACAGAGTTTAAACCAATGACTTTCGTTCCTCCAGTTCAAGGACAACAACTCGTGTCTGTTGCTGGCGAACCACACTATAAAGTGAAAGTCAACGGATACAATGATGTATTTGAAATTGATAATGATGGCAATGGTAGAGTACAGTTGCCAAATCCATTAGCCGAAGATGATTATATTTTGGAATATTATAACTTTGTAAACTCTAAGATTAGCGATGCAACCATCATTGCAACATTAACAAATGGTTCCCCAGATGAAACATTTGAACAATACGGCATCAAATATGCATTGTATGGAACTGAATTGCACGTCAATGTCGTTGCCATTAATGTTGATTACTGGCTAGACAAACCTATTTTCTTAGGAAAATGGAACTCTGCAAATGTTACAAAAATTTTAGTAAAAGTTTCCAGACCAACAACAATCCAGATTAGAGCTACAGATGTATTCCGTAGTGTTGGCAGTATTCCAATCTTAGTTGACCACCCAGAAAATCTATCATTCAGTAACTCCGACAACTATTCTGATGTAGTCAACATTGGTAGCACTCAATACGGAACAACACCAATTTACTTTAATAGTTCCTCTATCACATGGGATGATACTAGACACAAATACATCTCTAGCGGTTCAGCCGTAGACCATCTATAAAAACACAAGGGGATACAAACCAATGTATCCCCAATATTTTCACGGAAAGGACATCAATGGAAATACTAACAATGGTATCTCTCATATGTGGTATCTTGGCATCTGTTGGGGCAATCATAGGGGTTATATTCAAGTTTGTAATCATTAACCCCTTAAAGGTGTCAATCGACAATCTTACCAAAGTAGTCGAAACCATATTGAAAGATATAGAAACAGGTCGAGTAGACCGATACAATCAAGCCATACGTTTAACATCTATAGAATCAGATGTTCGACACTTGGATTCTCGCATGGAGTCCATTGAGGAATCCTTGAAAGGGCGGTGATACCGATGAATAACATTATTGATTCAATCAAGGGTTATTACACCAAAGTACGAACCGCCCATATTAACATAAAATCACTACAGTTTGTAAAGTTTGTTATTACAACATCATTCATTCCAATATTTATGTACTTGGGTGTTTGGTTGTATGCAATCTATGCAATGCACGTTGGTTTAAACGTAACAATTCTGGTTTCTCTATTATCGGAATTACGATTGTTCGTATCCGTAATCTTCTCTACACAGACTGTTGCTGGCGTACTTGCTTATGGCGTTGCTTTAATTGATTCAGATGGCAATGGAGAATCCGATGAATTAGATACCAAAGCACACGCCCAATTTAATTCTAATGTTAACAACACAGGAGATACAAAATGAGAACCATCGAAAAAGACGAACTAATGAGTATGGCGACAAGTGCAAGGGGTTATATCGACCATATATACTTGCATTGGTCTGCTGGTCATTACAACCAAAGCCATACCGATAAATACCATATCTGCATTGACAAAGACGGCAAAATGTACACCGATGTTGATTTGTTTACGGAACACCGTGACCATACGTATATGCGAAACAGTCGTGCCATCGGCATCACTTTGAACGGATGTTGGGATGCCATAAATCCGTCAAACATGGGTACAGAACCACCAACGGAACAACAAATCTACGCCCTCAGCTGGTTGGTGGCGTTACTGTGTGTTCAAATCGGTATTCCGCTGGATGTGCAACACGTAATGACCCATGCGGAAGCCGCAGACAATAAAGATGGTATGGACTTATGTTACAACGACCCAACGCCATATCCGAACAATACTTACGGTCCAGATTCCACGTGTGAACGATGGGATTTATGGGTGCTACGTGAGAATGAACAACAGTGGTCTGGCGGTGACAACATTCGTGGTAACGCACGATACATCGCACATACCGAATGGGGGATTGACATATGATGCACTATAGAATTGCAAAACCCCCATTAATGAAAACAGTCGGTACTGTGTTTGCGGTATGTTTAATTGGTCTGTTCGTGTGTGTGTATTTGTTATTCAGCGGTATACACGCACATGAGCAACAATTGCGACAAACTGAAATTGAACTGCACAGGACACAAGTCGAACTACAGGTGACACGACATGAGCGTTCCATGTTACAAAACAAAGTAAACGTGTTAGAAAACATTGAATACGAACGTGGAACAATTGTTAAACCATAATGGAGAAACAATGAATGAGCAAATTAAAACATATATTCGGTCAAATCCAAAGTATTCGATTGGTATTGCTATTGGGTTTGTTCTGCTTGTTGCCATTGGGTTATTCCTATGGACAAGAACCAACAGTAACATTGACACAACACCAATACGAAACGCTACAAGAGAACTTGACAACGCTAGAGAATACAATCGACAATCAATTGAATACAATCAACGAATTGGAAACACAGTTGAACGCAGCCAAGTTATCAACGAGCGAATCGAACAAACAATTGATGGAAGCATCAACGCTAATCGTCGAACAACGGAAGCAATTGACCGAAGCACAGAACTTGTTAAAGCAGCAAGAACAGACGCTGCAAACGCAAAGAATCTCATTAGAGAAAGCCGAGATATACTTAACGCAGCAAAAAGAGATAATCAAGAAAGCACAACGGAATCAACAACGAGCCAAACTCATTAATGTGTTGTTGGGTGCAACCGTTGTATATCTTGCGGTTAAATGATTGGATGGTGGTCTAATTATCTCTACAGTATACAGTAGCGGATGTATACAAATTCTCTGATATAAAACAAATGGGGATATACCAACTAAGGTATATCCCCAATTTTTTGCGTTTATGTGGTTATTTCTTTAATTCCAATGGTTTCGCCTTGGTGATACAATCACCACGCAATTGGATATAATACCCAACACCAGTCTTCATTTCAATCAAATAACTAGACCACATCACATACTTGTTGCCCAGATGGTCAAACACATATGCCATCGGTTTACCAGTCTTGGTTGTTCTTTGTTTGAAATCAGAGACGATAATCGCCTTGACATCACGACCGTTTGCCAATTCTGTGTTATATTCCATTAATGGGTTCTCAAAAGAACACCCAAGGTATTTATACCTAAGCGATGCTACAGGCACCTTAGAGGTCAAATCTGGCGATTCTAGGAGTACTATGGAGTCATACTTAGATGTCCATTCTTGGATTTTCTTTTGTATGTTCGCCAATTTCTTTTCCATAGATTGCAATTGCTTTGGTGTTGCCGTTGGTGATTCCGTTTGCATCAACTGTTGGTGGTCACGCAATTTGTGATTCCATTCGTCAATCTTGTTTTGTGCGTTCTTGCGGTCACTGGCGAATGATTTATACTTAGGTATTAACGCCATAAGTTCATTTGTTTCACCCAAGAAATCTAATGCACCACTACCGACTAGACCCTCTAGTTGTAGTTTTGTGTACTTACTAAAGATGGCATCAATTGTATATTCGTGTGGTTTATCAATCTTGTTGATGCCCTTGATATACGCAAGACCTACACGAATGGCATTACCATCGACTGTCCATTGGCGGTCACTATGGCGTAAATCTGGTGGTAATATCTCGATGCCCTTGCGTTTAATCTCTTGGATATACGGCAAGATTTTCTCTTGATTGCCATCTTCAGAATTGATGGTTGCCACATAAAATTCCAACGGATAATGGGTCTTTAAGTATGCCGTTATGTATGCCATATATCCGTATGATTGAGAATGAGCCTTATTGAATCCATAGCTTGCTGCTGCAATAATCATGTCTAAGATTTGTTTTGCCACATCCTCATTAGTACCATTCGCAACCGCACGGTCAACAAATTCTGCCGTAATCTCTTGCATTAAATCGTGGTCTTTTTTACCAACCGCACGTCTTACCGTATCTGCTTCCGCCATTGAATATCCAGCGATAATCTGACACACACGCATGATTTGTTCTTGGAACACCATGATACCATATGTTTCACCCAACGGTTCTTCTAGTCGTTTATCCAAGTATTCAAATGGTTTGCCTTGTCTACGTTCGATATACTCATCAAGCATACCTGTTAAGATACACGCTGGTCTATATAGTGCAACTACGGCGATTAAATCAACAAAATTCTTTGGTGCAATACTTTTGAGAGTTCTAATCATTCCCGGTGATTTCATTTGAAACACACCAAGCGTATCGCCCTTACATAACAAATCCAATGTAGGTTTATCATCCCAAGGTAATTTTGCTAAGTCAAGTGTTTCTTTCACCTTAGCCATCGTTACACAATCATTGATTACATCCAAGGTTCTAAGACCAAGAATATCTTCTTTTAGAAAACCCATAGATTCTAAATGTTTGAAGTTGGTAGATGCCACAAATGTTTCTTCTTTTGTTTTAGAATCTTTTTGCATTTCTAAAGAGCAATACTTGGTAATATCTTGGTTTGAAACAATGACTGCCGATGCGTGTTTTCCAAAGCCAGTCATGATACCGACCAGCTTCTTAGCGAGTTCAAACATCTCTGGATGCTTACCATCGTTTACATGGTCAAGTTTGGCATACTCTAGGTCGTTATCATGATAATCTTCATCATCATCAAAAGACACATCCTTGATTTTCTTTGAGTATGCATCTGCAATGGTATGGTCTATGTTTAAACAACGTGCGGCTTCTTTTAATGCACCAGATGCTTTCATGTATGAAAATGTACGACATTGGTATACATATTTGTATTTTTCTTCAAGATATTGAATGACTTCTCCACGTCTTACCTTAGAGCAATCGTTGTCAACGTCTGGGGGTGATACACGATTTGGGTTTGCAAACCGTTCAAAATACAGATTGTTCGTAATGGCATCCAAAGATGTAATATCGAGTAAATATGCACATTCGCATCCTCCGACTGAACCACGTCCATGACCAACTGGGATGTCACGCTTGCGACACGCATCAAGAATATCTTTAGTAATCAACAGGTAGTCCATATACCCAACTTGCTCCAGAATGTCAATCTCGTGTGGAACACGTTCGTCAACACGTTTTTTAAATTCTGGTGTTACCTTGCCGACAATCTTTTGTTTATACCCATCACGCAACGCTTGTAAAAACACAGGTTTTACATCCCCATCTTTAACAAACTTGGGGTACACATCAAGGTCAAAATCAACCTGTGCGTTACATTTGTCAAAAATAACATTGGTATTCTTTACCATCGTTTCAACCATGTCAACACCGAATTGTGGATACAAACGGTCAAACACTTGTGCTTCCGATTGGATAAAGAAGTCGTTTGAACCATAGTATTGGTCTTCATCATCATCTTGTGAGCGACCACGAAACGCCTTATGTAAAGCATAGTCTTCTTCATGCACATAATGAGAATCACAAGCGGCAATCAATGGAACATCATATTTTGCACCCATTTCTGCCACCATTGCATTAAAACGCTTTTGGTCTTCATGTTGATACGTGTGTATTTCAAAATACAAGTCGTCACCGAAGATGTCTTTAAACTGCGGAATTAAAGACTCACGGTTATCACCCTTTAGCCATCCACCCATGCAAGCAGATGTACAGATTAAACCCTCGGAGTACTGTTTGATTATATCTAAATCAATTCTTGACTTGTAATAATAATGTCTGTGTGCTTCCGTTGTCAACTTAAATAAATTTTCAAGACCAACTTGGTTCTTCGCAAGAAATAATATATGAGAATACGATTTATCCTTGATGGTTACGTCATACGTATAGTACAACTCTGAACCCATCAACAGTTTTAAATCCGTTCCATGTTTCTTGTTATATTTCTGTAGATGCACATACGTGTCAATCAAGCCTGAACAACCATTGTGGTCAGTCAATGCAAATCCACGTTGCCCCAATTCGTGTACACGTTGGATAATACCATCCACAGAACTGATTGCATCTTTCATTCCATAGTTTGAAAACTGTGAATGTAGATGCGTATGAATAAAGTTATCTGCCATATTTTACCTCCGATGAAAATTCTTAAATTCACTATTGACAGTATAACACAACTTGTGCGATAATACAAGTGCGGAAAGTTTTACCGCAAGAGTATTTTTCAACAGAAAAGGAACAAAAGAATATGGCAAAAGAAAAACCACTTGACAAAATTACCGATGTAATGACACCTGTTGGTGAAAGTGTTTTTGTGAAAATCAATGGAGTCATCGACGACTTCGCTGGTGGTCGCAAGTACACGGTGACAATGCACTTGGACGATGCAGATGCAGAAGCCTTGAAAGAAAAGTTGGTTAAAATCTGGCAGTCTTCAAACACTTGCAAACAACGTGAAGAAAACGGTAAAGAAACAGACCGTCCAACATTCACATTGACCAAGAAAAAAGACTATGGATGGCAATTGAAAGCATCTACACAAGTTGAGTTCACCGACAAAGATGGTAATACACATGAGAATGTGGTACGTTTGGTTGACGGTGATAAAAAACCAATGGACGAAAAAACTGCTATCTGGAACGGCTCTAAGATTGCTCTTTGGATTGGTGTACGTCCATACGAAACTGCTATGATGTACGGCGTATCCCTCAAACTTAAAGGTATTCAAGTCATTGACCTTGTGACTGGTGGTGCTGGTGGTGCTTTCGGTGGTTCTGCATCCGATGATGTTGGCTCTTATGGTTCTTCCATGAGTGACACATTTGATACTTCCGAAGACATCCCATTCTAACAAAAGAATTTACCTTGGTCTACAACTGAATATTGAGAACCAAAATCAACCCAAGTCAAATACGGCTTGGGTATTTTGGCGTTCAATCAATGGTTGTATATTCTGTGCAAAACATACGATAAAAATTCATAAAAATACATAAGAAAATCCCTTGACAAAATTAGACTTTTGTGATACCCTATCAAACCTAAGTTTAAAACATAAGAAAATACTATAGTTTACCCTCCTATGTGAAAACAAAAGTTTCATACAAGGGTTTTCTCTCTTATGTTTTTCACCTAGGTTTAAAACTTATGTCCATACCTAAGGTATGCTCCTAGGGTTAAAACATAAGTGAATACTTGTTTGGTTATCTTTTGTATTCTTCACTTACGTTCAGAAATACAAAAGATAACACGAAACTGGAGAAAACGGCAAAGCCGTAACCGCCCTTGGCGGTTGTTACAAGTCAGATAATAATTTGTGTTGACTTGTCCATTTACGTATGGTACAATGTATGTGTATCAAGTCGGAAAGAAATGAAAGGAGGTCATACAATGACGGCACAAAACTTTATCGACAAGGACTTTAAGAAGAAAGCATGGACACTCGCTATGATGTACTTCAAGAAATGTACAACCAATGGTGCTTTCCATAACGGCAAACCGTCCTCCGAGTTCTTTAAAGTCCGTTCGTTTTTCATGCAGATTGACGAAAACTCGATGTTGAAACTGTACAAGTACATGGACACGTTACAGAAAACAGAAATGTCGCTAACTGACGTGTTCATTGCAGCAAACGAACTTAATGCTAAAGAGTTTGCGAAAGCCAATACGAATACAGTCATTCGTGAACGACAAGCCTTTGACTTAGATAAGTGGTTTAACGACAATGCGTAAGGTCAAACAACTTGGATTCTTGGTCGTAAACAAGCAACAACCAAAACCAAAACGATATATCAAACGATTAACCGTCAACGGTCTAATTAGACGAAAGAAACAGTTTCGCTTTTGGTATATCTTGAAATGCACCAAAGAAGAAGACATTATGACCTCATTGAAAGACCCAAAGTCGGTTATCATCTTTGATGTGTTTTCTGTCGGTTCTCTCATTCGATTAACATTGAATGGACGTGTTGAGTCGTACACATTAAATTCTGACAACTGTACATTCGGTTGGTATAAGCGTTGTATCACAACGTATTTGTTTATCATTGACCATAAGCAGAATCGCACATTCGTATTCGGTCACAAAAAACGCAAGATTACCACAGAACGAGAACTATGGGAATCAAGCGATATTAATTATTGGGGAGCGTAACATGGATTCATTTATTCGACTACAACTGACAACGGCAACGATTGTCAGACACAATCTAATACAGTTGTTAGGGTTCATTCGAACGAATCACATTCATTCCATACAGAAAACGGAAGACGGTTATCTCGTGTTGGGTAACGAAACATCTGTTTGGACAAAACGAGCAACCGATTATATGTTCGTTGGTATCAATGATGTTTTACCAGATGGTGTTATGACCGTTGGATGGTTCTATCAGAACCGTTATAGGTTGTTTAACGAGATTTTTACAAAAAACGAAGATATATCCAAAGTGATATATGACTTGTACGATACATTAATCAATCTTGCGAATATCTATCAAGAGCCGTACAATCCAAAGGATACATTGTTTTTGTATGACCATACATCTGTTTACAATCTTGACAACAACGGAGAACAACACTTTGTTACTCATATTGAGAACGTGCCAAAATATATTCCGTTTGATTGCATCTGTAAAGACAACGATATTATCGCCATTAGAACGGCAGTCAGTCAATTGTATGACTTAAAATGTTGCATTGACCCATCTATTGACTACCAGTTGCAACAACAGTTAAAAACACTACAGGAGGAATATCCATATGAATACGATTTCAACCTTAAAGTACAAGATTGACTTACAGGAGTTAGTCGAGGAGTATACCACATTATCACGAAACGGTGGTAAAATTCCAAGGGGTACTTGTCCAATATGTCACGGAGATAACCCAACAGAGTTTTGTATTCTTGGAGATAGATACTATTGTCACAAATGTGGTTCATCTGGTGATGCAATCGGTTTTTATTCCGAAGTAGAGGGTCTACCGTTCTATCAAGCGGTGGAAGCATTGGCAGAAAAGTACGAGGTGTCAACAGACGACCCTGTGTATCAAAAACAGAAAAGCATCGTTGGTCAGAATACCAAGGTTGCCATGAAGTATCATAAAGCGGTTGATGCCGTTCGTGAATACATGAATGTCAAACGAGGTATTAACGATGATACATTGGAAGATTTTCTGATTGGTTATGACAAGGGTGGTTTCTTGGGTGTACAATCGTCTGGTATCGTAATTCCGATTCAAGATGCCTATGGTCGTATCGTTGGGTTTTCCAAAAGACGATTGGAAGAAACGAACGAACCAAAATATAAGAATACCAAAGAAGACGATGTGTTCGTTAAGCGACAACTGTTGTTTAATTACCATCGTGCGGTCAAGATGTTGCATCCGAATGGTGTACTTCATGTTGCCGAGGGTTATCTTGATGTCATGTCCGCACATCAACAGGGTATTCCATGCGTTGGGTATCTTGGTGGACGATTGACAAAAGACCAGATTGGCTTACTTTGGGAATTGCAGAAGCGATACAACGGTGATATTACGTTTGCATTGGCGGTTGATAATCCAGAGTGTGATGCGACTGGTCGTAAAGCATTGTTGAAAACAAGAGAAGACATCAATAAGTACGCACCAGATTTAAACGTGCGTGTGGTCAAGTATCCAAGTAGTAATAACGACAACGAAAGTGAGGAATAAACAATGGGATATGCACTATTGGATGGTACTTGTGTATCATCAATGATTAACAAAGAGTATGACGTGAATGGGTATCGGTTTATTACACAATTTGACAACGGTTGGATTGCCATTCGTTTCCTTGACGATGTTCCAACCAATTGTATTAACCAATTCAGTAACATTGGTGCGTTCAATGATTACATCGAGTATTTGAAACGCAAACCACACCATGATGATTATGTAGCCATGGCAACATCAACGGAGGACAACAATGGATAAAATCGTGTCTGACAAATTGTTTAAGATTAACCAGATGTTTAATTTTGTAGAGCCAATTGATAATCCTACAGAATTAATCATTGGTGATACGTTGTATGATATTCATGTTTATGCTGGGTATAAAATCACAGTAGATAATACGGTGACACAAACGTCTACAGATTTTAAAGACTTTATGTCGTTCCATGAGTTTATAATGGGGGTCGCATAGATGAAAACATTGTATATGGTCAAATATGGTTGCGGACAATGGGAAGATTATCACGAAGATATTGAATGTATGTATGAAACATTTGAAGATGCCAAACAAAAATGTCTACAGTTGCAATCTGAAATCGACAAACGATTACAAGATAATCAACATTGGTATGATACGTTGAATAAATTAGACGAGGAAGACATCGAAAGTGTTTACAATGAAGTTGTCAGACAGACAACCTTTGTTGTTGCGTTTTTTGAATTTGTTGACTCTCCAAAGGATTTTCCAGAAATCTTAGGTTTGTTTGATAAAGATATGCAAGAGAAATTTCTATTGTATGCCGAAGCACAAGAATATGTCAATTCAATCAGTATCTTTGATAACGAATACGACAGTCCACATTACTTTATGTCTGTGTATGAATGGTTAGACGATGGTTCTATGAAATGGGTCGATATGTTTGGTTCTGAAAAATTGGAGAATATGTCATGCTTGAAACAGAATTAATTACACGAGTACTATTGTTTGACCCAGTCAATCAATGCCAAGGATTTTGCTGGGATACGAAACGTAAGCAATTTATCTTGGCTACCATCTCTGGCGACAATAAAACCCAAGATATTTTCCGTATTAGCTTCGATGGTTCTGTCATTAGCAACTATCGTTTTAACGATAGACCACGCCTTGGTCATATGAATACGTTGACTTATCGGCGTGATACTGATGTGATATATACCACAAATGCAACCGTAGATGGTTTTCTATTGACGGCTTTGGATGCCAAAGATTTATCAGTCAAAGAAGAAATAAAAATGCCATACAAGGTCTTTAACGTGGCGTATGACCCATTCACACATAAGTTTGTATCCATTAGACCATACAAAAAGAACATTCGCTTAATCCAAGAATATAAATGCGTGGCAAACGACAATAAACCGCAGTTTGTGCGTGAATATGAACTTGATTGTGTCAACGAAGATATTAATAACAATGGTGCTTTTGTGTTTTTAGATAATATTGTTTTTACAACCTTGACACATCTCGTAATCTATGATACATTTAATAATGTAAAGACGATGGTTGAGTTACCAAAGAATTTCGAGGTAGAAGACATAGATATTGTCGATGGTCAATTATACTGTAGTGTATACAGACTAAAAGGTATCGTTGAAATCCATCGTATTTTTGGATTAGATTCCCAATTGACAAAAAACATTCGTCCTATTGGGTTTTAAATCCCAGTTTTTTTAACGAAGTGAGGTAGAAAATTATGAAAGTAGTATCTTATGAGCATTTATTCGGTAACAATAAGTATGTGTCAACTAAATGCGAACAATATTCTGTTACAAAAGACGGAATCAAGTATCTGCCATTAGACATTGTTGAAGAAGTCGGTTTCGATTATGAACAATCTGCCGTTATGGAGGTAGACTTTGAATGAATGTATTAATCGCTTGTGAGGAGTCGCAAACCGTCTGTAAAGCATTTAGACAACTTGGGTTTAATGCCTACAGTTGCGACATCGTGGAATGTTCTGGAGAGCATCCAGAGTGGCATTTCAATGTAGATATATTCGATGTTATCAAACGTAAAGGTGGAGTTACCCAAAGCGGAAATCTAGTGTTTGTTGATAAATGGGATTTAATGATTGCACATCCACCGTGTACGTTCTTATCATCCAGTGGTGCAAAATGGTATTATCACCCAAACGACAAGGATTTACCGATTGAACAACGTAGACCGCATCCACGGTTTCCACATCGGAAACAAGACCAAGATGCAGCCGTTGATTTCTTCATGGCTTTATACAACGTAAACATTCCGTATATTGCCATCGAGAATCCTGTTGGTGTTATGTCTACGAGATTCCGCAAGCCAGACCAGATTGTACAACCGTATATGTTTGGCGATGAAGCACGTAAGACCACTTGTTTGTGGCTTAAGGGTTTACCACCATTGGAAGCAACAAAGCTAGTGGACGAGGGTGAATCCATCGTATTCCGTAGTGGCAAAAAGATGCCAAAGTGGTACTGTGATGCATTGACAAATGCAAAAACCGATGCAGAACGCAGAAAATTACGGTCTAAAACATTTGATGGTATCGCACAAGCAATGGCATCTCAATGGGGAACATTCGTTAAACATGAAATGGAGAAAAACAATGATTGACTTTTTGGAAAAACATTATATCTTTTTCACACGATTTGTTTGGATTGCAACCTATGTGGTTCTATTAGGCGTACTTGACTTTTATAACGTGTATAAAATCAACGATGTACCGACATTCTTGTTCTTTATCTTTGGTGTCTATTGGGCTGCCAAAATATTGACCGCTATGGTTGTCATTGGTGTTGCAGCATTGTTACAACTTAATGTTGACATCGAATTAAAACAATCGTTTACAATCAACGATAAATACATTTTTTAGATTTAGTGTAGCGAAGCGAAACGAGGAAAAATTATGAAATACAGAAACGGCAACGCCAGCGTGTGGCTTGATTTACGAGATGGTACACGCATCATTGAATATCCTGACAACGAACCGCTAACCCTAGAAACACCACTCAATATTGATATTCGTGTTTCTACACAATGTCCATACGGTTACAACGTAGAAACGAAACAATCTACTTGTGCATTTTGTCACGAATCTGCATTGGTTAGCGGAGTAGAATGTCATTATGGTGTTCTGCAACAAGTATTAATGGACGCAAAATTACCACGTGGAACAGAAATTGCCCTAGGTGTAAACGAGGTAACGGATAATCTTGTGCAGTTTGTCAAGAACTTATACAGACTTGGATTGGTTGTCAACATCACAATGAACGAGCGTTATATCTTGCAATATGGCGATACAGGGTTAAAACAAATGTTGCCCTATGTGTTTGGTCTGGGTATCTCTTATCGCTCGTTACAGGGGTGTTTATCTCTACCAGATTGGATTGCAGAATATCCACATACGGTTATCCATGTGATTAACGGTATTGACGATTTTGACGATGTAAAAGAACTGGGGATTAAATACCGCAAGTTATTAATCTTGGGTGAAAAAAACTTTGGGTTCAACCGTGGTAAAGTTAACTTAAATACAGAACAACACAAACAATGGAAATCCAATATAATGCAATTGACAAAAATCTTTGACATTGTATCTTTTGATAACTTGGGGTTGCAACAATTAGCAATCCGTGGTAAAATTACAGATGAAGAATACAAATCGTTTTACCAAGGCGAACATTCCATGTATATCAATGCGGTGGAACAATATTTTGCTCCATCCAGTCGTACACGGAATAATATCAAACGTTTTAGTGAAACCGATTTACGTTCGTATTTTAATTTCTGCGAAGCACAGGAGGTGTCGCATGATTCTTAAGCGAGTAGGCGTATTTGAAACCAATAGTTCATCTTGTCATTCGATGGCATATGTCGCAAGATTACAATTGGCTAAACCGCCACAAACACAAACAATTACACAACAGTTTGGGGTTCTTGGTTTTACTCCAATGTTTAACGACCAGTCTTGGGAAGTCCACTTCACGGACTATGTGTGGAAAGAACAAACATTGTTCACGCCACAAGATAAACTATCGTTTTTACTAATGGAAATCTATAGCGAATCTTTGGTTGACGAAGTGTTTGGCGACCCATTTTATCTACATATAAAACAATGGTTGTCTGACATCGGTATCCACTTAGAAGAAATTGGGTACGATGAAGATGATATTGTTGAATCAGTTCCGACAAACGGTGTTGTTAAGCAAGAAATGTTTGAATCTAAAGAAGATTTATACAAATATTTATTTGATAGTAACATCGTAATTGATATTCGCCAATATGAGGTAATGGCTGAATACTAGGGAGGAATACTAATGGATTCACAAGACCAACATTCCTTGGAATGTCTATTAGAATCCCCAGTTGGTATTCGTTGTGATGCTGATATGATGCCACATTGTTTAGACCGAGTGAAACATATTGTGCTATACTTTGATAGTCTTTATGCTAAGATTCAAGATATATATCTAGGGTCTAATGGTTGCTATTATATGTTAGAATGTTACGAAGAATACAATAATAAGAAAAGACATCTTATTCGTTTTATCGAAGTAGAACATAAGATGAAAATTCTTGATTACTGGGTCGCCATACAGGAGGTAACGAAGTGATGAAATTAATACGCAACGGAGTCTTTGAAACAAACTCCAGTTCTGCACATTCGTTGGCATACAAAAACACAGTCTTGCGTGATTACAATTACAAGCCAAAAGAAGACTTGTGTTTCGCTACAAAAGAATTGCATCTAACAAAGAAACCAAAGGAATACGAAATGTATTCGTATATGCCTTTGTACTTTGATGAGTACGGTTGGGGTTTTGATGTGTTATCTTCTCCAGCAGAAAAACTTAGTTATTTGATGTCGTCTGTCTACCAGTATAAAACTTGGTGTGTTATTAAAGAAGACCCATTTTTCAAACAAGTAATACAATGGTTAAACGAATTAGATATTGTTGTCAATCTACCAGAAGAATACGGTGATTCGTCAGAAGTAGATGCATATGTTGACCATCAATCTTGGAATGTCGTGGACAAAAATATGTTTCAAACCAAAGAAGATTTGTTGACATATCTGTTTAATAACGACATCGTAATCCATATTGAAAACGACAATTCCGACATCATGCAAGATTGGGTTGATAAACCAAAAGAAACAATGGATTATCACGCAGCAATGTATTGGTGTGTTTCTAAATATAAATGTGTAAGACGTAAATCTTGGGAAGATGGCGTGTATTTAATTTATGATATAATTAAAGACGAAAACAATGTGTATTCCTTGGGTTATTTATTGGTTAAAAATAAAGTTAAGATACCTTATAACCCAACAGTTGATGATATACAAGCATCCGACTGGACAGTTGCTATGGGGGTAAACAAGTATGAAATTAATTAGAAACGGTGTGTTTGAAACAAACAGTTCATCCGCACATTCTCTTGCGTATGGCACAGAATATATCTTGCGTGGTTCTCGTTGGTATCAACCAACCGAAGAACATGACTTTAGTAATCCAATGTATCGTCTTGACAAAGTACCAGACCACTACCGAGGATACACATTCTATGAATGGCTTGGTGAGTTTGGTTGGAACGGTAAGTATTTACGAACACCACAAGAAAAGTTTTCTTATTTGTTGACACAAATGGCAGATACGTCGGAAGAACTGCATGAATCAACCGATTATAAAACCATAAAAGAAATGGTCGAAGACATTGGTTGTGAAATCGTTCGATGTAATGACCAAGATGGTTACGTTGACCATGAAAGTCACGGTATTGTCAATCCATCGTTATTTAAGTCTAAAAAAGACTTGATTACGTATCTGTTTAATGATAACATTAGGGTATACATCGAAAATGACAATAGCGAATACCAAGAATGGTACACTGGCGAAAAACGTTACTCTTGGGAGTAGCCTATGATGAAGTTCATAGATTTATTCGCTGGTATTGGCGGTTTCCACTCTGGTTTAACCAAAGCTGGCATGGAATGTGTCGGTTGGTGCGAACAAGACAAATACGCACAACAGTCATACCGAGCGTTATACCCAACTGATAATCTTTGGTTTTCACCAGATGTTCGTGCATTAAACGGTACAGAGATGCCGTATGCAGACTTATGGTGCTTCGGTTTCCCATGTCAAGATGTTTCTATTGCTGGATTGAAAGATGGCATGGGAAATACACGAAGCGGTTTATTTTATGAGGTCATGAGGTTATTACATGAAACGAAACATAAACCCAAATGGTTGCTTATTGAGAATGTTAAAAACCTCTTGTCAATCAGTAACGGATGGGGATTTTACGGAGTTTTGTCTGAAATGGACAAAGCAGGGTACAGTATCGCATGGCGTGTGTACAACACAAAAGACTTTGGACTACCGCAGAACCGTGAAAGGTTGTTTATTATCGGACATCTTGGAAACGAATGTCCATCCGAAGTATTATACCGACCAAACCAAAGCGAACAATCTATTGTTCAAGTCGGAAATATAATCAAGACAACATCGTTTGGTGGCAATCCACAACGAGGTCGCATATACTCGCCAGACGGCTTATCACCGACTCTGACGTGCGTTAAGGGCGGTGGTATTGAACCAAAGATTCTATTGGGCAGAAATCCCAATGTAATACGCAAGTTGACCCCTAGAGAGTTCTGGCGATTACAAGGGTTTACAGACCAACAATTTGATACCTGTGCAAAGATACAATCGAACGCACAACTGTACAAACAAGCTGGCAATTCCGTGTCTATTCCGATTGTTTACGAACTTGGGAAGGATATTATTGAACACCACAGGAGGTTACATGGGTAATTTTATCGACCGTTGTTTAGAAGCCGTTTGGCAATCTATTGATTATGACTGGGAAATGGCGGATGTATTTACAGATAAGTGTGATGAACTGTTTGAATCGTTAAAAGTCGTATGGTTTTCAAAAACATTACAAAACCACAAAGCCTTAGTAATGTCAACCAATAGTCTTTTTGACCATACTTATTGGGAAGTTACATACAACGGTGACACCAACGAGTATTATGTTGATGAATACAAGAAACAATCCAATACAGTAGTCTTGGGAGCAGACATTGATGAAACAATGTAAAGACTATAATGATTTGTTATCCCAAGGATATTCCATTGGCTCTCTTGAAACAGAGCCTTTGGATATTGCCTGTTTGAATGTCTTATTGGAAGAATACCCAAAACAAGAAGACCAATACAAAAAGGCATCTCGGTTTTGCAAGTCCGTACATGACTCAATGGTTCTTGCCGATATTGCCACACTCTTGGCAAAGCGTTGGGGTCGTTCCATTGAAGATGTCAAGAAATATCTGGATGTATCTGCCACCAATGAAGAAGAACTTTGGGGTAAAACACATGGGTTTTCTGATTCGTTTGACGACTTAAAATCGTTCATTGGTCAAGACGGTGTACCACTTGGGTTTCCATCTTTGGACTTCGCCTTGAATGGCGTCAAGCGTAGAGAAATCGTATTACTTGGTGCATATACAAACCAAGGTAAATCATTCGTTGCAGCCAAAGTTGCGGCACATCGGTTGATGGACTCAAAAGATAATCTATTGATTTTCTCAATGGAAATGCCAAGGGGTCAATTTTTGGCGAACATTGTGGAAGAAATCTTGGGTGTCGATGAGGAAACTTTGGTTGAAATGTTGAAGACTGAACAAGGCTTACAGGTGTATTCCAAAGTATCTGCCGTATTGGACAAACGTGTACGCTTTGTTGATGAACCGAATAAGACCATAGACGACTTAGAGAAAATCACCGAAGCGTGTTATGCCAATGATTTTCCTGTGGATTTTGTCATATTTGACCATTTTCATTTGATACCACAGATTGATGATATTCCTGTGTTGTCCAAAAATGCCAATCAAATGAAAGAATACGTTAAGAAATTCAATCTGATTTTGTTTATGCTTTGTCAGTTCAACGAGGAATCGCAGTCCACATACAGTAGCGACAAAAAGAAGAAACCGTATGAAGCCATGTTACGCCATATCAAGGGTGCTAATGCTTTAAAAGCGATAGCAGATATTGTGTTATTACTATGGCGACCATACAAGACGGATACACAATTAGATTTTGACGAACGTGATAAAATCAAGAATGTATCATGTATCAAAATCGGTAAATCTCGTAGAAAACTGCGAGGACCAGCGGATATATTCCAATATAAGGTCAACGATAAAACCACAAGAATGGAAGAAATTAATTATTTTGGATAAATTATTGTATTTTCTTGTTGACAACATTATGTATATATGTTAATATAATACTGTAGTTAAGTGCTACGCCTCCTTTCTTAACATAGCCGATGTAAGTGGTTGCCCCTACTTGCATTGGCACACATGGACTGTTGCTGGGTTATGGTACAAATTCGCATAAATTGTCATGTCCGAAGAAAACCAACAGGTTCGATTCCTGTACAGTTCTACTTTTTCGCTACTGCAAGCGAACGTTTATCAAAAGGTGTGCCTGTTGTACACATCCCAAAAAGACAACACGTGTTGATTGATTACACGACAACAAATCAAACATACGGTGCTAACTACCGTGCTACAAGTGAGCGTTATATGTGACGAGAAAACATATCAGAGATAACTGTAAACCATCACTAGAGATGTCAACCTAGGGTCTTGTGCCATTCCATAATCGCACACGCAAGACAATGCGACAACAATCATATGTAGAAATGTAAGTTTTATTACTATACTACGAATTTTTTACTGCCGTCAGGAGCAGACGTTAAAACTTAGTCTGACCGCAAAAGACTTTAAAACATGAGCGAAGTCTATAGACATCTACCGCCGATGAGTATAGACGTATACGAACATAAGACATCGAGATTGCAATCTTTCGGTGGTCGAATGATACAACAAGGATTGTATGGCGGTAGACATGGAGAATTAGCTTAAAGGTAAAGCACTACTAGGTTGAACATACTGGTTCGACTCCAGAAATTTGACGGTTCAGAGTCTACTGAATAGAAGACGTTGGTTCGACCCCAACATTCTCCACAAGGTAAATCCACTATGGGTCGCAACCATGGTGGTCGGTATGAGTTGGTTTGCCGTTAGAGAGAGAACGGAGGTACCCTGTTTTCTCAACCCACTCACATGGATGGTTGTCAGAGTGGCTTATTGAGTTTCTTTGCTAAAGAAATGTTGTCTAAAAAACAACCACAGGTTCAAATCCTGTACCATCCTCCATTTATTCTTGGGTAGTTCAACGGTAGAGCATCTGGCTGTTAACCAGAGAGTTAGTGGTTCGAGTCCACTCCCAAGAGCCACATGGAAAGTTGGCAGAGTCTGGTTTATTGCATCGGTCTTGAAAACCGAAGAACAGAAATGTTCCGTGAGTTCAAATCTCACACTTTCCTCCAGAGCCACGATACGTAATGGTACGCCATCGTATCACCGAATGGCTTTCTTAAGGGATTGTCATTCGGCTGGCATACATCGTGTCGCTTGGGTAAATTCCCAAGATACACGCATAATTTTTCCTCCTGTTGGGTTGGGGTAAAATCTCAACCCATTGGATGCACACATAGTTTAACGGTAAAACAAATTGATGATGGTTCGAGTCCGTCTGTGTGCAGTCGACTGAAATCCAGTGGTTATCAGACACTGGTCGGTGAGTTGCGACATCGTAATGTGTGGAACGTAAGCCACTTCGCAACAAAAATATTATTCTAAGTG